AAAAACACGCCAAAAGCCACAGTTAAAAATATGAGCAAGGGCGGCGAAGTCCGTCAAGAAATAGCGAGAGGATGCGGTGCTGTTCTACAGAACCGAAGAAAAGTAACCAAGTACCTGTGAGGTATTTATGTCAGTAGTAAATCTGGGCAATGGTGCCCCTAAGAAAAAAGCGGCCAAAAAACCAGCTAAGAAAAAAGCCCCAGCTATGAAGTCCAAAGGGATGAAGAACGGTGGAGCCATGATGAAGTCCAAGGGCATGAAGAATGGCGGGGCCATGATGAAGTCTAAAGGCATGAAGAATGGCGGGGCCATGATGAAGTCCAAGGGCATGAAGAACGGTGGGGCCATGATGAAGTCCAAGGGCATGAAGAATGGCGGAAAGGTCGACAAGAAAAAATCTAAGGGCTATCGCCAAGGTGGGAAGGTAAGCAAATAATTTATGCCATACCTTCAATCGAACATCCCGCATTTCAAATGTTGGGTGCGTAAAGAATTTACACATAATCACGAGGCGTACCATGGCGAGTTTTTACACGCCATGGCTGTCGCAGTAACCACGATGCCCTGTAGGTGTTTGAGTTTTCAAATGATCTTTACAGGTATCGAAGCAGACGGCGAAGAGGAAGATACCGTTCATGGCGGCGCTATGTGGGCAAGAATGCCCATTACAGCGTTAGTAGCGGATATACCTCTAGAGGAGTGGCCAGAGCCAATGGCGGTGCATGATGCACAACCGTGGGACTGTTCCTCGCACCACCATGCCGTCTACGTGCTTGATCGTGCTACGCCTTGTCCTTGGATGGCAAAAATAGCAGGGGATATGTACCCTGCGAAGTACCTTTTCACAGTCGACTATACTGAGAGTGAAATTGCGGATGATCCAGCACAGCACAAACAAAGTCACGTGCTGCAACTTTTAGATGCGGGGGAGTGGACAGGTAACATCGTTGCATTACCAAACAACCGGGTTCGTGTAACGCACCCAGCGTGGTTTGAAACGGGTACAGGCGCTCCAGATTTTAAGCCTTCGGCTCACATACATTACTCCAAGTCTGATTTAGACTATGTGCTCGATGTGAACCGCGTATTCGATAATTTATACAATGACAACGAGCAGTAGCAAAAATTTTGAGATTGATGTAGCTGAATACATAGAGGAAGCTTTCGAGCGTTGCGGCTTAGAAGTGAGGACTGGTTACGATCTCAAAACTGCAAAAAGATCCATGAACTTGTTGTTCGCAGACTGGGCCAACCGAGGTCTAAATCAGTGGACGATTGATCAAACATCGATAACGGTTGCCTCCGGCGTCAGCGAGTATCCGGCTGGCACACTGACGCTCTCTGTGGCCTCCTCAGCGAGTTTCTCGGTGGGAGAGACAATCACAGGCGGCACGAGCGCAGCTACGGCAAGCATAACGAGCAAACCCTCGACCACGTCTGTCGCTACCACTATACCAGTTGGCACTTTTTCGAACGGCGAGACAATTACCGGTGGTACAAGCGCAGCCACCACCACCGTTTCTGCCGTACAAGATCTGACTGACGTTCAATCAACAATCGATATTTTGTCGACCGTGGTCACGAGAGATGGCACTGACTTTGAAATCGACCGTTTGAGTCGCTCTGAGTTTTTGAACATACCCACAAAAACGCAAACAGGGCGACCAAATCAATTCTTTTTGGATCGCCAAATTACGCCAGTTCTCAAGATATGGCCCGTTCCAGACAACAATACGGATATTTTGAAGTTCAATCGACTCACCCGGATTGAAGATGCCGACACTTTTACAAACACCGTAGACATTCCTTTCCGATTTTATCCTTGTCTGGCGGCAGGTTTAGCTTATTACTTATCGATGAAAAAAAATCCCCCGTTGATGGGTACTTTGAAGGCTGTCTACGAAGAAGAAATGATTAGGGCTATGGAAGAGGATCGAGATCGAGCGTCTTTCAAGATAAGCCCGCCAACTTATAAATACGGGGTGTAGCGATGGCTTTTGCTTCGGGTAAAAATGCTTATGGAATATCGGATCGATCTGGTTTCCGATACAAATTAAATCGCATGCGGAAAGAGTGGAACGGCAGTTTAGTAGGTTTCGATGAGTTCGAGCCAAAACAACCGCAACTGCTGCCGCTGCCACGTGTAGACGATCCGCAGGCACTAAAGAATCCCAGACCAGACCGAGTTGAGCCAATGGTTGTGTCGGTTGGCGTTCCGGTTGTCGAGATCAACCCTTTTGTGCCTGTAAAAGCCTCGGGGCGTGTTGGTGAAGTAACGGTGGTGACGACATGAGTTTTACCTTAGCAACGCTGAAGTCGACCGTTCAAGATTACTGCGAGACCGCAGAAACGACGTTTGTGGCTGATTTAGATACGTTCATCCAAGAGGCCGAGGAGAGAATACTCAAGAACGTTTCTTTACCTGTTTTTCGGAAGAATGTGACGGGAAATGCCACGACAGGCTTTCCGTATCTATCCACGCCGTCAGATTTTTTAGCGACGTACAGCTTGGCGCTAATTATCAATAGTGAATACACGTATCCGCTTTACAAGCACGTCTCGTTCATAAGGCAATACACCCCGAACGCGTCAACGACCGGGCCTACGCAATACTACGCCCTTTTTGATGACAACACGTTTATATTAGGGCCAACCCCAGCGTCCGACTACTCTTTCGAGCTTCACTACAAATATCGACCTGCATCTTTGACGACGACCTCTGGTTCCGACAAAACTTGGTTGTCTGACAATGCGCCAGACGCGCTTTTGTATGGCACGTTAGTTGAGGCTGCTACCTTTCTCAAAAATCCTGAAGAAGCAGCGCAATACGAGCAGAGATTCTCCCAAGCTGTGGCATCGCTGAAAGCCCTTGGAGAGGGCTATGGCTCTCGCGATGAGTATCGTTATGACATTGCCCGAGGATAGTCATGGCTTTTTTTGAGGCTAGTGAGTTAAAGGTGGGTGCGGTAGCCGTGTCCACCACAGAAAATAAAGGGCATGACTCCGAGTTTTGGGCGCAGGCAGCAGCAGATAGAATTGTAAGCGTGGGTGGCAACTGTCATCCTCTGATAGCGCAACAAGCGCAGGCTTTCAAAGAGTCAGTCGAAAAAACTGTAGAGTTTTACATGAAAGAGGCCATCAAAAGCGACAGAACCACGTTGATTGCGTCTTTGGAACAACAAGGCCACAAAGACATGGCGGACATACTTAGGAGACTATAATGGCTATTACCACAGCGATGTGTACAACGTTCAAGAAAGAGCTTTTGGAGGCGGTGCATAACTTCAAAAACACCGGAGGCAGCACCTTCAATCTTGCGTTGTACACAAGTTCTGCGTCGTTGGGGGCAGGCACCACAGCGTATACGACCTCTAACGAAGTATCCGGTACGGGTTATACGGCCAAAGGGGCATCCCTGACTCGTGTTGATCCTAGTAATGACGGCACAACAGCTATCACGGATTTTTCGGATTTGACTTTCAGTTCGAGCACAATCACTGCGCGCGGCGCTTTGATATTCAACGACAGTGCGTCCGGAGATCCCGCAGTTTGCGCACTGGATTTTGGGTCGGATAAATCTTCAAGTTCTGGCGATTTCACAATACAGTTTCCTGCCGCAGACGCGTCAAATGCGATTATTCGTATTGCCTAGAGCATGGCAAATGTTACGGGTTGGGGCAGAGGCACTTGGGGCCAAGGCGCTTGGAATGAAGCAATACCTGTCGAAGTTACGGGTGTTTCCGGTACGGGGTCAGTCGGGTCGGTCACCATCATCCTTGGCGCAGATGCCGCTGTCACAGGCGTTTCTGGAACAGGGGCAATCGGGTCGATCACAGTCGTCCAAGGGACGGGTGTCACCGCGACTCCTACAGGGGTGGCCGGAAGTGGATCTATCGGCACGGTTACTGTTACCGGCAGTGCGGTTACTTCTGTTTCTGGGGTTGCTGGGACTGGAGCGGTTGGTTCAGTTACGATCACGGGCGCGGCAAATGTTTCACCAGAGGGTGTTGAGGCGACAGGCCGGATCACTGATGTTACGGTTTCGTCAGAGTCAAACATATCTATCACAGGTGTTTCGGCAACGGGAGCGATAGGATACTTCCTCGTTTATGGCATTATTAATGATGGCCAAGACCCGAATTGGAGCAATGTCAGTGACAGTCAGACACCAAGTTGGACTGCAATTGATGACAGTCAAACACCTAATTGGGAAGAGGTAGCGTAATGGTGCGCAAAGTCAAAAAGGTTATTAAAGGTTTAGAAAAAGCTTCGAAAACTCACAAAAAACAAGCGGAGACGTTGAAGAAGCATGTTGCTGCGATGAAGAAGCCTAAACCCAAAGCGAAAAGCCGGAGAAGATAGATGGCTACTTATGTTAACGATCTACGCCTCAAAGAGATTACTACTGGTGATGAGGCAGGCACTTGGGGAACCAGTACCAATACAAATTTAGAGTTGATAGCTGAGGCTTTTTCCTTTGGTACGGAAGCTATTACAACTAATGCTGATACTCATACTACTACTATTGCTGATGGGTCTACTGATCCGGGCCGCAGTCTCTTCCTCAAGTATACTGGGACTCTTGATTCAGCTTGCACCATCACTATAGGGCCAAACACTATCAGCAAGTTGTGGTTTATTGAAAACGCAACCAGTGGCTCACAGAGTATTATCATCAAGCAAGGCAGCGGTGCGACGGTAACAATTGCCAACGGCCAGACAAAAGCTATCTATAGCGACGGCGCAGGCTCTGGTGGTGCGATGGTTGATGCACTGCAAGACTTGTCGATTCCAGACCTTTTTATCGATGACGACCTAACGTTTACGTCCGACAGTGCCGTCATCAGTTTTGGCGCGGACGCTGATACAACACTGACGCACACAGACGGCTCTGGTCTTACGTTGAATAGCACCAACAAGATTATGTTCAACGATGCGAGCCAGTTTATCCAAGGCTCGTCCGCTACGGTCCTTTCGTTAGGTGCGACGGATGAGATTGATCTGACAGCGACTGCTATTGATGTAAATGGCACGATGGATGTGTCAGGAACCCTTGGCGTAACAGGGATCGTCACGTTAGCTGATGATCTTATCATTGGTGACGGCAAAACAATTGGCTCTGCTTCTGATGTAGATGCCATGACCATTGCGTCTAACGGCCAAGTAACCTTTTCGCAAACCCTAATCGCTACTGCTTTAGACATCTCAGGCGACATAGACGTGGATGGCACCACCAACCTTGACGCGGTCGATGTTGACGGTGCATCAAGTTTTGCAGGAAATGTCACAATTGAAACAGGCGCAGATCTACTAACCGCATCGGCAGGTAGTGACAACATCCGCATCGGTCTTAACGCTGGTGACGCGATACAAAGCGGCGGTAACAACAACGTGTTCATCGGTCGAGACGCGGGTGGCGCAGTTACGACTGGAGATAACAATATTGCGATTGGGGAGGACAGTCTCAAAACAGCCACGACTTCTTCAAACAACATTGCCATAGGACTCAATGCACTAGAGGCCACGACTTCTGGAGATCGCAACGTAGCCATCGGCGTTGATGCGTTGTTGACGAATACTCAAGGCGCTCGAAGTGTGGCTATCGGATACGCCGCTTTAGATGCTCAAGACTATACGACGGATACCAACGCTTACAATATCGGCATAGGTTACGAGGCAGGTGGTGCTATAACCACGGGAACTTTCAACACCATCTTGGGTGGTCAGGCAGCGGATGCGATTACAGAAGGGACAAGAAATGTCGCCATCGGTTACGGCGCTCTGACATCTGATACGTTAGGTTCAAAATCAATCGCCATTGGTGTGGGCGCTTTAGATGCTCAAAACTTCACTACAGCTACAGATTCCAAAAACGTGGCGGTTGGTCATAACGCCGGTGCGGCGATTACTACGGGAATACGGAACACTTTACTGGGTCACCTTGCTGGTGATGCTCTTACTGATGCCGATTTTAACGTGGCACTTGGCGAGGGAGCATTAAGCACAGATACATTAGGTAATAAATCCGTAGCCATCGGTGTTAATGCGCTTAACGAGCAAAATTTTACTACAGCAACTGACTCGTTAAATGTCGCTGTAGGACATTTAGCAGGCGCGGCAGTCACCACGGGGGTAAACCTCACACTGATTGGCGCTCTTGCAGGTGATGCTATGACTACGGCAACGGACAGTGTTGCTGTGGGTAAATCAGCCCTGAGTGCAGACACAAAAGGTACGTTTACTGTAGCAGTTGGAGCAAATGCCCTTGCCTCACAGAACTTTACGACTGCAACCACTTCTTACAATGTCGCTGTTGGCTTGAATGCAGGGACGAACGTTACGACAGGACAATACAACACATTGCTAGGGGGTGCAGCGGCTGATGCTCTTACTACTGGCGGCAGCAATGTAGCGGTTGGGGTCGATGCGTTAGGTGCAGATACCGTAGGGAGTCGTGCTGTTGCGGTCGGCATGAACGCATTGCTCAGCCAAAACTTCACCACAGCTAATACTAATTACAACATAGGGGTTGGTTTTGGTGCAGGACAGTCGATCACTACGGGAATCCAAAATGTGATGGTTGGTGGCCTTGCAGGCGACGCTCTGACCGATGCTGATTTCAACGCTGCTTTCGGTCATGCTGCTTTGAGTGCGGACACTTTGGGTTCGCAATCTACTGCACTCGGATTCGGGACGTTGCAGAGCCAAAATTTCACAACAGCTACTGATACTTTTAATACAGCGGTCGGGGTGAATGCAGGAGCGTCAGCCACTACGGGAGTCCGAAATGTGTTTATCGGTTCTCTTTCGGGTGATGCTCTTACTGACGCTGACGATAATGTGGCGCTAGGAGCGTTGGCGCTCACCTCTGATACTTTAGGCTCAAAAACAACCGCTCTTGGTAGAGGCGCGTTAGGAACACAAAACTTTACCACGGCTACAGATTCTCATAACACAGCGGTGGGGTACTTTGCGGGGCAGGCCCTCACCACGGCTACGGGAAGCACTTTGATTGGTAGCCTTGCGGGTGATGCTATTACCGATGGCAATAATAATACTTGTGTTGGTTATTTAGCCGGTAGCGCAATTACCACAGGAAATACTAACACTGTCATAGGCACCATTGCTGGCGACAGCATGACTACAGGAGATTCAAATACCTTAGTAGGATATTCTGCTGGCGGCAATTTCAATGTTACTGGGGACAATAATACAGCAGTAGGCAGATCCGCAGCAGATAATCTCACCTCTGGTTCAAATAATCTTGTTTTGGGCCACGACGCAGGTATTACAGGAAGCCCCGGCGGTAATATCAATAATGAAAATAATCATATTTGTTTAGGCGATGAGAACATCACTGAAGCGCATATTCAGGTTTCTTTTGTAGCTGCATCTGACGAGCGTGACAAAACTGACTTTGTAGACCTAGATCTTGGGTTAGATTTTGTGAAAGCCTTAGAACCTGTTACTTATTATTGGGACAAGCGTGCTAAGTATGGCGATAAGTATGCTGAAGACTACGACCTAAACGCACAAACGCCAGACGGTACGCATAAAGAAGATCAGATGGAAGTAGGTTTCAAGGCGCAAGCTGTTCGTGATCTTGAAGAGGCTGCTGGATATAAAGTATCCGACAAGAAAAACCTCACGCTAACGTTATCCGGTGACGGGAAACAGTACGGTCTAAAGTATGAAAGGTTTGTCCCGATTCTTGTCAAAGCTATCAAAGACCAAGACGCAATCATTACATCACTGACTGCGCGTGTAACCGCACTAGAATCATAAGGAGGACTGAAATGTCTGAAGCAAGAACCGACGAAGAAAAAGCGCAGATGTACCAAGCGATGCTGGATGGCGCGAATGTCATCACCAGTGTGCTTGATGCAAACAACGAGTTTTACAACGACATGACGAATGCTGAGAAGCAGGAACGTGTACTGCGTAGTGCTGGTTATTTAGAATACGGCAAGGCGCTAGGCGATTGGGGATCAGAGGACTTCAGCGCCATAGATTCTGCTGTTGCCGCAGCCAAAGCATATACACCGTAAGGAAAAACAGAACGTGCAAATTAATCTAGAGGAAAATGAGATCAACGCAATCCTAGCGATACTGGGCGATATGCCCAGCAAGAGCGGGACATGGCCCTTGATGATGAAGATCAAGGTACAAGCTGATGCTCAGTTGGTTGAACCTGAAGAAGAGCCAGAAAAAGGCGAGGAAGAAGCTGCTGTCGAAGCTATAAGTGGCTGAGATCGAATACATGATGCACCCGCTTCCGTCAGTGTTTCTGATGGAATTGGACATCCCGACAGAGTTTGTTGATTCGTGCAATGACTATCTTGATGATCTGGTCGAGCAGGACACTAAGGTAAGCGCAGCGCATACGTTGGTTGGTCAGATCAAGGCAGGGGAACAGCTTGTTATGGATCACGAAGATCCGAGGCTGACACCGTTTTCTAGGTTCTTGTGCGAGATGGGTGTGACGTATATCAATCAGTTCATGGCCCAATCCGGTCAGGTACTGGACGGTAATCGTAACGTCGAAATGGATGAGCTATGGTCAGTGCATAGCTATGAGGGTGATTACAACCCCATCCACGACCATGGCACTAAAACAATCATGGGTATTAGCTGTACGACATGGACAAAGGTGCCGTCACAGATAGTGCAGGGGCCGAGGCCGGGATCGCAAGAGTACGGGCTATACAATGCCTCTGGTGAAAGCGACGGCTGTTTGTGTTTTAACTACGGACAGTCGAGCACATGGGACAGAGAGCGACTGAAGCCTACGCAGAATGTCGTAGTGAGGCCGCAGGTGGGGCGCTTGTACATGTTCCCATCGTGGATGCAGCACATGGTTTACCCCTTTCACGGAGAGGGGGAACGAAGGACAGTAGCTGCAAATATTAATTGTTTTCCTGTTGAGGGATCACAAGATGGAAATAGGGTCAGTTAGCGACACTGCTCAAATAAGCTGGAAGCAGATCGCAGTACAAAAGCAGGAGCGTTTGCGGACGGGTGCCGAGGGTGAACCGATCAAGGAGATGGTTGAGACGGTCATACCTGTCTTGTACACGCAAAAGGGGAACAAGATTGAGGCCACTACTCTCGCTCCGACACAAAGGGTAGATATAAGCGTATGAGTGACAAAGGCGAGCAAGCACTAAACGAAGTCAACGCGCATGAGCGTGAGTGTGCCCTGCGATACCAGCGTATCGAAGAGCGCCTTGCAGAAGGCTCTCAGAAGTTCAAACACCTTGAACACCTTATTTATGGACTCTATGCACTGATTGCAGCGGCTGCGTTGCCGCAGTTTTTTATGGGGTAAGTAATGATTATTGAGTCTGTTGCTGCCGCTGGGATGCTGCTCCAGCAGATCAATTCGGTAATCCAAAACGTCAACGAAGGTAAGGCCAACGTTCAACAGGCGATGGCTTTGGTCTCTGATTTTGGAGAAGCCCTTAATAACTTTGAGGTAGAACGTAAAAGCTCTACGTTCAAAGCATTATCTAAAAATGACATCTTGAAGTTACAGATGCTTCGCAGGAACCAAGAGCGATATCAAAAGGACTTAAGAGATCTGTTACTTGTCGCCGATCCAAAACTTTTAGAGGACTATGACGCAGCGATTAGGCAGCAAGAGCAAGACAGGAGGGCACACGTAAAACTGATGGCAAAACAAAAACGCGATAGAGAGAGGCTCATCCAACAGCTTCTCGTTGGTGGCACGACTCTGATTATCGGTGGTGGTTTAGCAATTTTAGTATTTGTATTAGTGATTAAAGCGTTCGGATAAGTATGGCAGCAAAAAGACTAGAAGACGGTAGTGATTACGCCGAATATGATGCGGATGGCGATGGCGTAGTCACTGATGATGAGTTAGAAACCAGCAAAGAACTACAAGAACTTAAGATAAGCAATGAAAGGGCGCAGGCACAAAGAAGTATGAGTTGGTTTGCTCTGTGGGGGATGCTGTTATACCCATCGTTGGTGGTGGTAAGTAGTTGGGCTGGACTCGTGCAGGCGGCAAGTATTCTTGGCGATATGGCCAGTGTCTACTTTGTGTCAGTCGCAGGTATATTGGCAGCGTTTTTTGGAGCGCAAGCATGGTCAAACAGAGGGAATGGTAGATGAGTTTGGTCGGACAGCTAATTGGCCCAGTCACAGGTTTGCTGGATAAGTTTATTGAAGATAAAGATCAGAAAAATGCTTTAGCGCATGAAATTGCAA